GAGCGTATCATAATGAGTGTGTTTGATGCCGACGGAGACATCAACAATGCTGTACTTGACAACGATTTGTTGTTGGGTACTCGACAGCAGATTACACCATGGGGATATCAAGTACTGTTGCTTGGGGACAACATTGGTGGACTTAAATTACAAGCACTGGCTCAAAATCAAGTGGTTGATCCGCCTAATGCCAGTTTAAATGCGCCTACAAGTCCTCCAAGTAATCTACTGTGGCACGACATTGTTAATCAATATGGCAATTTACGGCCAGGTATAAGTTATGTAACTTTGGAACAACCAGATGGCACAGATGTCATGGGCACTGTGACTTATGATCCGACAGATGATAGATTTTTGTTGTTTACTGCTAACACAGCCACAGAACCTGCCAATACATTGGCACCACTGACTGCAGTTATAAATCCATTGGCCAGTGGGCCAGGCGCAGGATTAATCCCTGCTGCACAGGGACAACGTTACTTGTTCACCGAAGACACCGGTAGTTGGGACGGTACAAGTCCTACAGCATGGCAAGGTCAAAATGGTGAACCTTTGGTAGCACATGCCAACGATATTGTAGAATATGATGGCGAACGTTGGGCAGTTTCATTTGACAGTACAAGTAGTCCCAATAACATTCAATATGTCACAAACATAACCACAGAAATACAGTACAAATGGACAGGCTCAACCTGGGTCAAAAGTTATCAAGGACTTTATCCGGGAGGCGAATGGAGTCTGGTATTGTAAATGCTGTAGGCGTTTGGTTTTACGCAGTGCGCAGTCAAAGTTATTTGTATCTGCTGCGCAATGATCAAAAAAATCCAGGAACTTGGGGCTTGCCTGGTGGCAAGGTTGAACACAACGAAACACTGATGGATGCAATTGTTCGAGAATGCCAAGAAGAGCTAGGATCAATGCCAGAATATTTGCGGTTGATGCCTTTGGAAAAATTTACTACCGCAGATAATAAGTTTGCCTACAATACATTTTTTTGCAGTATCACAGATGAGTTTTGTCCAGTGCTCAACGATGAACACATAGGTTGGGCGTGGATTTCGTCAGGCCATTTGCCAAGGCCGTTGCATCCTGGACTATGGTCAACCGTTAACCTTGATTCTGTACGCGATAAAATTTTAACAATGGAACAACAAATTTATATATCGCAATACCCAATAAAATCTCTGTAAGTTATATCAACTGAATTAGCAGCATCCATCCATACATCAGGCATATTGGTTTTTTCGCCCACAAGATAAAATTTTACACCTGCATATGCATCCATAACTTCCCTTATTTGATTAAACCAAGTTTGACTTTGAACAGGAGTTTCTTTATTGTATCCCAATAAAAATATCTCTTTATGACCATCAAATGCAGCCAAATACAATAATAATGCTACATCTAATAACCTAGGTGTTTGTGGAATTAAATAAAATTCACCTGGATATACTATACAATTTTTTGGTGTTGTATAAACAATATTGTTCTCTTGATATTTTGTTGCTAATATTTGTGCCAGCTTGATTCGGTCAGACTCAACTGCAAAATCTAATCGCATTTCTTGTGCGATATTGCCGACTCCGTAGGTTTGTACTTTTTGGCTTCCTAATAATCCACCACGATGTCGTTGCAGTCGTGTGTAATCAAATTGCGTCTTATCAAAATTGCTACCAATACACACAGCACGACCAGATATGTGCTGATTTTGAATAGGGTTGGCGATCCACTCTCGTCGCTCAAATTTTTTACCTTTTTTCCAAAGGGTTTCAATTATTACAAATTCGCCCGCATAATCTTGCCGATATCTTGCTTGCATTATGTCTTACCAACTGCCACTTCAATGGTACCAATTTCATCAGAGTTCCATGCTTCAAGAGCTTTACCAATGATGCAACCTGGTTGATATTGAATCATGTCAAGTGGTCCAGCAACACCATTGATTGAGCTGGCAACAAGTCTGTCTCCTTTGTGTATGATTCCTGTCACTCTACAAGGAACTCTACCAGTTAGAGCAACTGCAACAGTGTGTTCGCCACTTAGAGTCGAATTCATTAAATAGCTTGGATTTGTACTGATAATACCAGCAATTTGAGTATTGTGGCTACCTGAGCTCTCAGTTACTTCTTGTGTTCCGCCAAAACTCACAACTGTGCCAGGCAAGTAAGTAGCATCAGCAACATACATCTCAGCCAAGTCAGCATATTGAGCTGATGTAGCTTTGGCAAATACCGTATTAAAATATAAACTGCTTGAACCAATATTGCCTACAGCATTGCCATTGGCATTGACAATGTTACCCACTGTGATAGTACCTGTGCTAACTGACAAGTTACCGCCTGTGATATTACCACTGGCACTATAACTACCTGCTGTACTTGCACCTGATCCAATTGATATATTGCCACCTGTGATATTACCTGATGCACTGATTGTGTTGGTTGATATCAACACACCACTGGCAATCAAATTACCACCAGTTACATTTCCAGTCGCACTAACAGTAGCTCCATTATGTACTGCGCTAGCATTGCCAATAGTGGCTGCATTTACAGTGGCTGCATACACAGTGCCTGTACCTGATACCGCACCAGTGCCATATATGACATTGCCACCTGTGACATTGCCTGTTGCGCTATAACTTCCAGCAGTGCTCGAACCTGAACCAATGGATATATTACCACCTGTGATATTACCACTGGATTGAATAGTTCCGGCTACACTAATACCAGTTGTTGCAGTTACTACTACATTTGGTGTTCCGCCAACACTGGCAGTGATGTTACCACCTGATGTGGCAATATTTACATTACTTGTTCCATTGCTGATGGCTGCAGTATTAAGACCTGTTACATTGGCACCGTTTATACTGGTTAATGTATAACCATTACCAATGAAATAACTTGCTGAAATATTTCCACTTGCTTGAATTGCTCCAGTAACTGACAAAGGAATACTTGTTTGCCATGTGTTTGCTCCACTGCTATATAATAAACTAGCATACTCAGAACCAATTGGACCAACACCGAGTCCGCCTCCATTGGCCGCCGAAGCAGTGGCTGCGTTGTTGGCTACATTAATAAACAAGTCGTTTGTAGTAACTGTATTTGAATTAATAGTAGTTGTTGTACCTTGAACAGTCAAGTTACCAGTTATGATAACGTTGCCATCTGTACCGCCTGCTCCATTGGGATCAATGTACAATGTTGGGCCAGCACTTACGATGTTAGCACCAATGATTGAAATATTGCCGTTGTAAATCCCAGCAGTTACTGTTAAATTAGCGCCATTTATGTTACCTGTGCCCGATACAACACCAGACCCAAACAACAAATTGCCACCAGTTACATTGCCACTCACACTAACTGTGGCAGCATCAATTTGCCCAGTGCCTGATATTACACCAGAACCGTATATGATATTGCCACCTGTGATATTACCTGCTACACTGATTGTGTTAGTTGATATCAACACACCACTGGCAATCAAATTGCCACCGGTTACGTTGCCACTGGCACTGTAACTACCAGCAGTACTTGCGCCACTTCCAATGGATATGTTGCCACCTGTGATATTGCCACTAGCTTGTATGGTTCCAGCAACACTAATACCAGTTGTGGCAATTACTGCCACATTTGGCGTTCCGCCAACTCCAGCGGTTATATTGCCACCTGATGTGGAAATGTTTACATTTGATGTGCCATTTGAAATAGCGGCGGTGTTTAGTCCTACCACATTGGCACCGTTTATACTGGTTAATGTATAACCGTTGCCGATGAAATAACTTGCCGTGATGTTACCAGTGATGCTAACTGTAGCTCCATTATGCACTGCACCTGTATTACCAATGGTAGCAGCATTGACTGTGGCCGCATACACAGTACCAGTGCCTGATACTGCACCAGATCCGTATATGATATTACCACCTGTGATATTACCACTAGTTTGAACTGTACCTGCAACGCTGATACCAGCACTAGATATCACTACTACATTAGATACTCCGCCAATTGTAATATTGGCATTACCCCCGGAAGTACCAATATTGGCTTCACTTGTGCCGTTGAATATTTTACTAGCACTTAGTCCTGTAATAAAAGTACCATTTCCAAGTAAATAATTGCCAGTGACATTACCAGCAGTTGATAAATTCCCACCTTGAATATTTCCAGTTACACTAAGAGTGGTTGGAGCAAATGATCCAGTCACTACAATATTATTGCCTACAATATTTCCAGTGGTTGATATTCCAGCTGTGCCGTCTAGTGTTAATGACATTTCTCGTATCCTTTTCTATATTTAGCTATTACACAACGTTCAATGTTGACGAGTCCGGCACATAAATATTGATTCCGGCGGCTACAGATACTGGGCCAATTAACAATGAATTGATATTGGGTGTTATGATCACATTTGAACTGATAGTTTTAGGGTTTGAATAAACTCCATAAACTGTGAGCTCACCAGGACTGACCACTGCTGTGTCAGCCACACCGCTCACTGCAAATTCTATGTTTCCGCCAGATGAATTGATACTGACATTGCTGTTGCCGCTGGCCAGCTGAGTCACTGCAAGCCCAGTCAGCTGACTGCCATTACCAATAAAATAATTGCCGGTGATATTGCCAGTAGCACTGACTAGACCAGCGGTTATCAAGTTGCCACTGGTCACATTGCCAGTGGCAGTGATGTAGGTGTTTACAACAAGATTGCCATATACTACGGTGCCAGATTGAAGTTTAGCCATTTGTTATAATTATGCAGATCAAGATATGCCTGTATATTCATCAAAGATTCCATCAACTTGTATTGTTCCATTGGCAAGTATACGCATAGGAACTCCTGCTGGAGCTGTTACTTCGTCTAACAATCCTGCATAGCAAGCAGTGTTTGCTATGCGAGCATTGCTGTAAGTAACTTC